CGGGGAACAAGTAGCACACTTCGCGCGTTCCGCAATATTCTCGTTGCGGACGCATTTTGTTCTTGACTTCCATGCGACCGTTTGTTAAAATTTGAGCATAGGAATTGCGTCTGAAGCCGGCACAACGGCAATTATATCTTTAACTTAGCGGGAATCGCGCGCGCGTGAGTCGGGAAGAAAGCCAGTTAACCCAAGAGGTTATGGATGAGGCTCTGCTTGAGGCTGCTTCTTACCTCGGCAACTCTATCGGGGAGAGCATTCCTCTCCACGACTATCGTGTCTCGGTGGGGGTACTTTTTTCGGCTTTGGCACCTTCTTTACGACTCGCCTCTGTTGGTCAGTTGCAAGCCGGTATTGGTCGCCAATCCACATGATCTGATGCTCGGCATATTCGAAGTAAGCCATCTGCTCCTTGAGCACGCCCATTGTGATCGGCCGCAACTTGATCTCGCACTTCGGCCCCTTCGTTAGGGCCGCCTTGTCGAGATCGCCGAAGCGGAGCTGGCCCTTGTCGTTGACCCATTGCCCGTGTGCGTAGTTGTTCCGGATGGTCTTGCAGTCTTTCATGGCCGCGTAGGCTTCGTTCCAGGCCCCATCCAGTTTGTGTTCGGCCAGCTTGGGCGTCACCAGCGCGTCCGCCACCTCAAGGCGGTTGCTCTCGCTCCGTAGTCGATAGAGGGCGCGCACGGCGGTTTTTGTGTCCCCGCCCATGGTGGCGGCCACAAGGTCCATCACGCCTATTTCAAGCTCGCCGTATGCGAGTATCATCCGGCCAATCAGATCCCTGTGGCGGGGGTGTTTGTCGAACTGGATTAGGAGACTGTTCGCCATGACTGACTCCAAGGACGAAACCTACTCCGAAGAGGAGACGGTGAAGCGGCGCGAGGCGGCATTGAAGCGCATGCTGAGCACGCCCCACAAGCCCCATGAGCCGCTGGGGAAGAGGAAGGCCAAACGATGACGGAGGACGAGATCAACGCGCTGGTCACCCATCGCCTGTTAGCCTTCCATGACGGCATGGTCCGACGCGGAGAGATCATCCCCGCGCCGGAGCCTTTGCCAGCCGTTACTGGTCGTTCAGGGGCGTCGTAAACGCCTTCCGGAGGTCGGTTTCCTCGGCCAGTCTGGACTGCTTATTGTCATGCCGGTGGGCATGAATGTGGATAGCTCCGAGGCGCGTGGCTTCCGGCCATTTCTCGTGCGCGCCGCAGCACCGGTTACCCAAGTCCTCGGCTTCGCCGATATAGAGCGGGTTCCAGTAGTTCTCCGGCGTGACTCCGCAGAGAATGTAGTTGCCCGGAATGTTCGCAAGCGGAGTGCCCCACTGGATCACTTCGTAGTCATAGCCATAGCCGGAAACTCCGGTCCAACGGACGGTATCAACCATAGTTCGTTTGCCTTCTAATCAAGGCCGAGGAGGTTGACCGTCTGCCGGCAAGAGCGTATCTCTCTTGGCAACAGTTTCGCTCGGATCGCCCCGCTCGGCGGTTCCAGTTTGCCCCGGGTCGCTACCAACGACTCGGGGCTTTCTATTGTATCACAGTTCTCATGATGTTCCGCGTGGAACGAGGCGTGAACATATCACCTCGTCCAGCGTTTGCGGCGCTCGCCGATCCGCGGCGGCGCTTGGAAGTAATTAGGCGGCGAGCGGACCAATCCGCCGATAGGTAAGGCGGCGGCCTTCCATCCCCTTGAGGATGGTTGCGGCGCGCTCGCCGTCGCTCTTGTCCTTGGTCGAGTAGCGCAGATCGAACTCGGCGAGATAGCGGTGAATGTGGGCGGCCGACCAATGGTGGTAGGTGCCGATCACGCCACGCTTGAGGATGGAAAAGAAGTTCTCGGCGGTGTTGGCATGGTGGCCGTCGCCACGGCTGAACTCACGGCCAGCGTGGAGAACGCGGCCATGCTTCGCGAACTCTTTGCCGATATCCCAATAGAAGCGGGCATCGTCCGTCATGAGGGTCGAGCGGCGATCGATGTTCGTGACCAGCGCAGCGCGGACGTTGTTCGCGTGGATATTGGCAACGTGGAATGAGCGGGCGCGACCGTCGCGCTCGATCAGGGAGACAACCTTTTTCTTCGGAGCGGTTTTGCCGCCAAGGCGACGATTGCGCTTGCCGCCGATGAAGGCTTCATCGCTCTCAACGACCTTGCCGGGGCCGCCGAGCGGGCCGGTGCCGTTCGCTTCGTCCATCGCCTCACGGATGCGGTGCATGAGGAACCAAGCGGTTTTGTAGGTCACGCCAAGCATGCGCTCGATCTGCTTCGCGCTCATGCCCTTCTTTGACGCCGCCATGAGGTGCGTTGCGAGGAGCCATTTATGCAGGGGAACGTGGCTGCGCTCCATCACCGTTCCGGTGCGAACGGTGAACTTGTCGCGGCAGTCGTTGCAAAGCCAGTAACCGGCCTGTGTCTTGCCGCCCATCATGATGACGCGGCCGCTGCCACAATGCGGACAGTCAACGCCGTCCGGCCACCTGGAGTCGGCGATATGCTCTACGGCTTTTGCTTCGTCGTGGAAGATCGGGTCGGTGATGTTGATGTTCATGGCTTCCTCTTGAAGCCACTTGTGCCCTCACTCGCCTGCTAAGTCAAGTATATAATTGCCCAACCGGACAGTAGGACGCTCCCGGCGGGTGAGGCTCAGGCCTCCCCGCCCTTTTTGTATCATCTCAGCGCTGGAAACCGAGCAACATAGGCGCTGCCCGCCGGCCAGTCCCCAAAACACCGATTGGAAGCGCTGTGTCGCACGTTGAGGCGAGACTGCGCCGGCGGATTTATCTGAGGAGGTAACGTGCCTCCGCGTTCAACAGCCCGCAAACATGCGATCGTCGCGAAGGATGATCCGGTGCCCGAAATCGCGTCCGAACTCGCCGAAGCCTTGCGACGGTGCGCGGACGAGCTCGCGGGTATTGGCGGATCACTGGCCTATCTGGCTGCGGCAAAGCACAGCGGAACCGCTGGAGAGCAACGACAACTGGCAGCCGTGATTTACCACACGTCGATCCAGAGGTTCGGCGGCGTTAAGTATGACGGTGAGCCGATCGCCCAGAAAGACCTGGACGAATTGACCAAGGTGTTCCGGGCGCTGATGCGAAAATGATCTGGTTCCTCCCGCTCCGAGATGGCGGGCGGGTGATTAACTGGACGGGCTGGCTGCCGAGCGAATGGTCAGAGGCTCAAAGGACTCGCTGCTGGTATCGCTGGTTCGATGCCGCAATCCCGGCGACGCGGCCCAGCCTCGACGAACGCTATCGCTATGCGAACGACCGCGACCATGTCCGCTGGTAGGATCGCACTAAAGGGCGCCGAGTTCGTCGCGACTGCACTAACTGTCGCGATCCTTGTCACGACCGGCGAAACGCTAATCTGCTGGTGGCTGACCCGTGGACGAGAGTGAGCTGGCGACAGCCTGTGATGCGTTAGCGAAAACATTTTGCGAGGTATCATGGCACGCAAGGCTAAGGCGGCTGCGGTCAGCTCCGATCTTTCGGGCACTGACGCGGCGGACACGTTCATCCTGCACGGCGACGGGCTAAGGACGATCAGCGGATTCAATCCCGCCAACGATCGCGTCATGTTCGACGTGAATCACAGCTACTCGGATATTCTCTACTTCGGCCAGCTTCACGATGGCCTGGAGTTCGACACGTTCTCGGGCGCCCATTTGTCGGTTCATGCGGGCGACTTCAATGGCGATGGAATATTGGACACGCAAGTCAGCCTGTCGGGCATTGACGGAACAGCATCGGTTATTCTGCTGAGCGTAGATCCGGATAGCCTTTGGGGCTGGAATCTAGCGGGCGGATGAAGGCGCACGAATACGTAAGGCTATACAAGACCGCGCGCTGGCAGAAGCTAAGGGCGTATCAGCTAAGCATCGAGCCCCTATGCCGCATGTGCAAGGGTGAAGGGCGAGTGACCCAGGCAACGGTGTGCGATCACATCGAACCGCATAAGGGTGACGAGGCTAAGTTCTGGGCCGGCCCATTCCAGTCGCTATGCTCGACACACCATAACAGCGACAAGCAACGAATAGAGCGAGGCGGACAAGCCAAGCCAAGGATCGGAGTGGATGGATGGCCGATAAGCTAGAGCGCTGCAAGGTCTGCAAGGCAGAGATGCACGACAAGGATCAATGCATCCATGGTCACGCCCAGCCGAAGAGTGCGAAGCGCTCATGATTGATTGGGCGCTGCCCCTCGAAGCGGTGGGCCAAGGCCGCATCATTCAAGTTGCTATAGACCGCGAATACGCGCGCACGGCCAGCACTACGCCAGTCAAGATACCACGTAACATGTGGGCTGACACCATTGGCGGCGGGACGTGGCACTTCAATAACGACGGCCTCGCGATCGGCGGCATCTCTCAGGATGGTTACAATGGGCGATACGTCCTGCGGAACGCACCGGGGAGGGGCGGGTCAAATCTCTAAACGTCGCTGATTTCTAGAGCGGCGCGTAGTCGAAAAAAACATCTAAACCCGATTTCGTCAGGTGAGCCATGAGCAAGCGGTCTCCGATTACGAGCCCGTCCGAGGCGGTCAGGATTATCCAGGCTGCTGGCCGGGAGATTGTCCCGCCGGCGCACATGGTTCTCGACGAATGCGACCTGCCGCACTGGCGCAATGTCGTCGCGGAGTTCGCACGGGCCGAGTGGACCGACCATCAGCTTGAGCTGGCCGCAATGCTGGCTCGAACGATGGCAGATTTGGCGAGGGAGCAAGTGAGCCTTCGTAACGAGGGCTACATCTCGGTAAGAGAGAACGGCACCAGCGTTGAGAATCCGCGTGCCCGCGCAGTCAAGTCGCTTACGGGTGACATTTTGAGCCTGCGCCGCTCCCTCGCCCTTCACGCCCGCGCGCGAAGCGGTGACTCTCGGAATGACGCACAACGGCGCGACACTGGCAAGGAATTAGAGAATGGGGTTAGCGCAAGCGACGACCTCATTGCCCGCCCAACCGCCCATTAGCCCGTTCATTTCGGGGCCAATCCCGAAGCGCCGCGAATGGCGATCGCTGCCAACGGCGGAGTTGACGCGGGCCGAAAAGAACATGCGGTTCGTGGAAGTCCACTGCCGCGTTCCCGAGGGCGACCTGGTCGGCCAGCGGGTCAAGCTGGCGGGCTTTCAGGAGGATTTTTTCTACTCCGTCTATGACAACGAGGTCCACACCCGAACGGCGATTTTGTCGAAGGCGAGAAAAAACGCAAAGACCGCGACGATTGCCTTCATTGCGATCGTTCACATCGTCGGGCCGGAAGCGAAGCTAAATAGCCGGATCAGCTCCGGTGCCCAATCGCGAAAGCAGGCGGGCGAGGTTTACAACTACGCGGCTAAGTGCGTCGCACTGAGCGACACGCTGAGGCCAATCGTCAAGCCGGTGCCCAGCTCAAAGAAGCTGATCGGGCTTCCGATGAATGTGGAATACGAGGCGCTGGCCGCAGAGGGCGCAACGGCTCACGGTGGCTCGCCGATCGTGGCGATCTTGGATGAAGTCGGGCAGGTCAAAGGCCCGTCAGATCCGTTCATCGACGCGATTGTGACTTCGCAGGGCGCTTACAAAGAGCCGCTGCTTATTGTTATTTCGACGCAGGCGCCAACGGATGCCGACCTGCTAAGCATAATGATCGACGATGCCCAGCGCGCTGGCGACCCTTCGATTGTCTGCCACCTCTACACCGCGCCAGTTGAATGCGAGCTCGACGACGAGGCGGCGTGGGCTGCGGCGAACCCAGCGATGGGGCTGTTCCGCTCGAAGGCAGACATTGCAGATAAGGCCGAGAAGGCTAAGCGAATGCCGAGTGCGGAGAACGCCTTTCGCGTCCTCTACCTCAACCAGCGCGTCAACATGGCGGCGGCGTTCGTCTCGGCCTCCGTATGGAAGGCGGGCAACGGGCCAGCCGAGGAGCTGGACGGGGTTGTCTATGGTGGTCTCGACCTCTCGGCAACGACCGACCTTACAGCGCTTGTTCTCACATGTCGCAAAGACGGCATGGTTCACGTTAGACCATTCTTCTGGATGCCGCTCGATAGCGTTGCCGAAGCAACCCGCCGCGACAAAGCGCCTTACGATGTCTGGGTCAGGGACGGCCTGCTTCGCACGACACCCGGTAAGGTCATCGACTATGACTTCGTTGCTCGCGACATCGGCGAGATTTGTTCGGGCTTGAGCATCGCCAAAATAGGCTTCGACCGCTGGCGGATGGATCGGATGCAATCCGCTCTAGCGCGGCAAGGTGTAGACCTTCCGCTGGAGGCGTTTGGGCAAGGTTACATGAGCATGTCGCCAGCGCTTGATGCGCTTGAGGCTGACTTGCTCAAGGAATGCGTCCGCCACGGCGGGCATCCGGTTCTGGCGATGTGCGCGGCTAACGCGGTCGCGGTGAGCGATCCGGCCGGAAACAGGAAATTGGACAAAGCGAAAGCGCCGGGCCGCATCGACGGTCTCGTTGCCTTGGCAATGGCGGAAGGGGTTGAGGCGATGATGCAGGAGCTAGTCCCCGTCTCGCCATGGGATGACCCGAACTTTTCGCTGGTGAACGCTTAATGGCGTGGTCGCTGCGTAAGGCGCTCGGCCTTGAACAGAGGATGATTACGAGCCTGACCGGCGACAGTATTGAGCGGCCTGGAGCGAATGTGTTCCAGGTTCTCGGTCTCGGCAGTATCTCGCTGCCGTCAGTTTCGATCGAATCCGCGCTGACCGTCCCGGCGGTGTGGGCTGCGGTGTCCTTCCTGTCTCGCACGCTCGCCGCTCTGCCGCTCCATTCCTACCGCAATACGCAAGATGGGCCGGTCAAGATCGACGGCGGGCTCGAAACGCTCATTCACGAAGCCCCCAACCCGGAGTGGACGAGTTTCAAGCTCCGCCAGCATTTCTGGCAGCAAGTGTTCACTGGCGGACGTGGGCTGCTCTACATCGAGCGCTCCGGCTCGAATATCGTGGCACTGTGGCCGATCGACCCGTGCAAGGTCCAGATTCGCCGCACGCCGCTGGGCGTGACGACTTACGAAGTCGGATCAAAGACCTATCAGGCCAACGAGATAATCGACGTTCCCTTCATGCTGAAGGCGGACGGTCTCTGCCATTACAGCCCGATCACGAAGGGCGCGAAGGTTATCCAGCTCGCGCTGGCGATGAACGAATACGGCGCCAAGTTCTTCGCTGGCGGCGGCGTTCCACCCCTCGCGCTGGAGGGGCCAATGCCCGCCGGCCCCGAGGCGATGAAGCGGGCGATGGCGGATGTTCAGCGGGCGATCGACGCGGCGCGGCAAGCGGACACGCCGATCTTCGGCATTCCGCCGAGCTACAAGCTAACGCCGATCGGCTTCGACCCTGAGAAGGGACAAATGACCGATGCTCACCGCTTTGTGGTGGAGCAGATTGCGCGGCTGTTCAACATTCCGCCCGTGTTCCTTCAGGATCTGACGAACGCGACCTTCTCGAACAGCGAGCAGCAGGACTTGTTCTTCGTCAAGCATCTGATCGGCCAATGGTCACAGGCCTTTGAGGAAGAGTGCAACCTGAAACTGTTCGGTCAGCGCAACGGCGGCCGCTACGTCGAGCATAATCTCGATGGGCTGCTGCGCGGTGATTACCAGGCGCGGATGACCGGCCACAGCCAGGCCGTCCAGAACGCCATCCGCACGCCGAATGAGGTCCGCGCGCTAGAGAACCTGCCCGCGCTGCCAGATGGCGACGAGCTTCTAATTCAAGGGGCGACGGTCCCGCTGGGAACGCAGCCTGAACCGGGCCTGCCCGATGGGGGAAATAATGACAATGGAGCGTAGGGCGCTTGTTGCCACGCCGGAAATTCGGGCGGGCGACAAGGGCAAGACGATTGCGGGCTACGCAGCCCTGTTCAATTCCGCCGCCGACATTGGCGGCATGTTTCGCGAGATCATCGCGCCCGGCGCTTTCGCGGAAACGCTCAAGGGCGACATCCGTGCATTGATCGACCACGACAGCGGCCGGGTGATTGGGCGCACGGCGGCCGGCACGCTTCGCCTGAAGGAAGACCCCAAGGGGCTGGCGGCTGAAATCGACTTGCCTGACACTTCCGATGGCCGCGACTTGGCGGTGAGCCTGGAGCGCGGCGATATTTCTGGAATGAGCTTCGGCTTTCGCGTCACTCACGACGAATGGGACGAAAGCTCAAACCCGCCGACCCGCACGATTCACAAGGTTGATCTGTTCGAGGTGAGCGCGGTTGCGTTCCCCGCATACGAGGACACTGAGCTGGCCCTTCGCTCGCTTAACGACGAACGCAGCAAGCGGGAGATTGCCGAGCGCAACGCTTCCGCAGCCCGCGCCCGCATCGCTGCCCGCAAGGCGGAGTCAGAGCAAAAGTTTCGGGGCATCAAGCCCGAATAATCCCGGCGCAAGCCGAGCCGCAACAGCCCTTCGGAAAGGCATTCTGCACCGTCGAGACGACGGCGCTTTCCCTTAGATGGAGTTTTCTTCCATGAATCTCAATGAGATGCATGACAAGCGCGGTCAGCTTGTCACCGAGGCCCGTTCGGCTCTCGACGAAATCAAGGCCAACACCGACGAAGCCCGCGCAGCGGAGCTGGAGCAGCGCCACGACACGATCATGGGCGAGCTCGACAAGCTCGACGCGACGATCGCTCGCGAAACCCGCGTTGCGGCCTTCGAAGCCGAGCGTGAAGCAGCCGAGAAGCGCGCCCGCGAGAGTAACCGCCCCGACCAGGGCGCCGAAGCTCGTGGCACCGAAGACCTCAAGAAGCCGGAATATCGCGATGCGTTCGTTGCGCTCGCCCGTGCTGGCTTCGACCCGCAGGCCCTTTCGGACGAGCATCGTGCGGCACTGAAGGCTGGTGTCGCCGAGTTCCGTGCCCAGTCCACCACGGCGGCGGCAGGCGGTTACACCGTCCCGACCGACCTTGCGGCTCAGGTCGATAAGACCCTGAAGATGTGGGGGCCGATGTATGACGAAGCGATTTGCACCGTCCTGAACACCGCTTCGGGCAACGCGATCGACTTCCCGACCGTTGACGACACCGCTGTTGCCGTTGTGCAGCACACGGAAGGCTCGGCCATGACGGACGACGCCAGCGCCGACGTGACCTTCGCGAAGATGACGCTGAATGCGTTTGATTACGACACCAAGTGGATCCAGGTCTCGATGGAGCTGCTTCAGGACAGCAATATCGACATCGAGCAGTTCATCGGCGAATTGCTCGGCGAGCGTCTTGCCCGCCGCGTCAACGTCGAGCTGACCACGGGTGACGGCACGGGCGATCCGAACGGCGTCGTTGTGGCCTCTGCGGCCGGTAAGACGGCGGCTTCGACCTCGGCCTTCACTGCGGACGAAGTTATCGACCTGCTTCACTCGGTCGATCCGGCCTACCGCGCTTCGCCGAAGTGCCGCTTCATGCTGCACGATTCGGTGCTCGCTGCGGTTCGCAAGCTGAAGGACGGCAACGGCCAGTATATCTGGTCGATGGGCGACATTCGTTCGGGCGCCCCCGGCTCGCTGCTCGGTCAGCCCTACTCGGTGAACCAGGCGATGAGCTCGGCCTTCACCACGGGCCAGAAGCTGATCCTGTTCGGTGACTTCAGCAAGTATTACGTCCGCAAGGTCGGCGCTCCGATGATCGGCGTGCGGCGCGAATACTACTGGCCGAACATTGGCCTCGCCGGCATCGTCCGCCTCGACGGCGATCTGATCCAGTCCAGCGCCATCAAGCACCTCAAGCTGGCTTAACCTCAATCCGGGGAGGGCTTCGGCTCTCCCCTACTTTTTGGAGAGGCCAACATGGCTGGTTCATACAACACGAGCGCCTATCGCAATGGCGATGGCGTTCTGGTCGTTCAAGGGCAGACTGCGGTAACGCAGGCTACCAACATTTCCACCGCTGTGACTTGCAACGCATACTCTGGTGTTATCACGACCGTCTCGCAGACTGTCGCGGCCGGCGCCGAGGCGCAGTTCACGGTCAACTGTAATAAGGTCGCGGCGACTGACGTTGTGAACGTCTGCATCAAGACGCACACGTCGGCTGGCACGTTTATCCCTGCGGTGACTGCGGTTGCCGCCGGTTCGTTCCAGATCACGCTGACCAATCTTCACGCCGCCAACGCCGGCGACAACGTGTTGGTCATCAACTTCGCAGTGCAGAAGGCGGAAGCCTAGCTGTGCGGGTGAGGATGGAGGTGTGCCTCGCTGGGGCGCGCCTTATGCTCAATCCGGGGGATGAGGCGGAGTTCGCTGACGCTGAGGCAATTCGCCTTATCGAAGCGGGCTTCGCCGTCCCTGCCAAGCCGAAGATCGAACGCGCGGTGAAAAGGCCGAGGGAGACACGATGAGCTGGCTTCCCGTCACGGTTTCCGCTGACCCCACTTCCGAGCCCCTGACCTCTGCCGAGGTGAAGGAGCAGGCCCGTATCGACGGCACGGACAGCGACACATGGATCACGCGGGCGATCAAGGCCGCGCGCATCCTGGTCGAGCAATATACCGGGACGAAGCTGATTACGCAGACTGTTGTGCTGCGTTGCTCATCCTTCTGCGACTTCATCGATCTTCCCGTGGCGCCGATCGCCTCAATTTCAGGGATCACTTATCTCGATCCTGACGGCAATTCGCAGACGCTTTCGACATCCATTTACGAGGCCGTTTTGGTCGGTCTTGATCCCAGCATTAGGCTCAAGGTCAATCAAAGCTGGCCCGCACTTCGCTCTGCTTCTGATGCCATCACCGTGACCGCCGTAGCTGGCGCGTCTTCGGCGTCTGAGATGGTGAAGCAGGCAATCCTGGTCACCCTAGCGGCTTGGTATGACGACCGCTCAAGCTCGTCACTTCCCGAGGCCGCAACCAATCTTCTGGCGAATGCTCGCCGCTTCTAACGCAGGGATAATTTAAATGGCCGATCTTTCGATTACGGTGGCGAATGTCGCCGCCGGTTCAGGCGCAACTGTCGTTGAGGGCACCGCTGGCGCGACGATTACCGCCGGCCAGGTGGTTTACCTCGACAGCTCGGATAACAAGTTTAAGCTTGCCGACTGTAACAGCGCGACCGCAGCCGTCCGCTCGCCCTATGGTATCGCGCTCCACGGCGCCCTTGCCAACCAGCCTCTTGCCGTTCAGCGCGGCATCGGTGGCTCGATCACGATTGGCGCAACCCTTACGGCTGGCGTCGTTTACTACCTGTCGGGAACCGCGGGCGGTATCCGTCCTGTGGCTGACAACGCCACCGGCGATTATCCGGTTGCGCTCGGCATAGCAACGTCAACGACCGTCCTGAAACTAGGCTTCCTTGAGGCTGGCGTGGCGCTCTAAATGGACGCGGGCAAGCTCGATCGCCGGGTGACGCTTCAGCGTCAGGGCGCGGAAAGCGATAATGGCTTTTCCACCCAACCCGGCGCGTTCGGCACGCTTGCCACTGTATGGGCTCGCTTCATTCCCCTGACGGGAGCGGAGCGGGCCGCAGCCGCCCAAACTGAAGCTTTCGGCAAGGCCAACTATGAAATCCGTGAGGACTCAAGCTGGGCCGACCTGAACGCAAAGGATCGCGTGCTGGATGGCGTTCCTCGGAACATCATCAACGTGAGCAGCCCGCGACGGGGCTGGATGCTTGTAGAGACCATCGCGGCAGCCGATGACGCAGGTTAGCATTTCCGGTTTGAAAGAACTGGATGCGGCGCTCGCAGAGCTGCCGAAGGCCACCGCCCGAAATGCCCTGAAGCGTGTTCTCAAGCCCGCTGCGGAGCCGGTCGCGGCGGCGGCTAAGGACAATGCGCCGAAGGAAACGGGCGACCTGGAAACGGACATTCATGTCGGGACCAAACTGACGAAGAGTCAAGCGCGGGACGCCCGACGAGCTGGCAAATCGTTCTCTGAGATCTACATCGGCACCGCGCTTTCCAGGGGCATGTTTACAAACTTCGGGACGTTCAAGGACGCGCCGCAGATGTGGTTTGACCACGCATGGGCCGCTACGAAGAACCAAGCGCTGCAGATCATCTCGACGACGCTTGGCGCTGAAATAGAAAAATCGGCCGCGAGGCTGAGAAAGAAGGGCAAGCTATGATGCAGCAAGCCCTCCGTTCGCGCCTGCTGAACAATTCGACGATTACCGGGATGGTCGGAACGCGGGTTGACTGGGATGCGCGCCCGCAAGGCAAGCCGCTGCCCTCAGTTACGCTTTCGATGTTCGACAATCGCGATCAGCACATGGGCGGTCCGCAGGCGACGCGAAACACAATCATTCAGGCCGATTGCTGGGCCGCGAACGCCTCCGACGCGCACAATCTGGCGGAGGCGGTGATTACGGAACTGCAGCCGCCGCTGACTAGCGGTGGAGTCGCCTTCCTTGGCGCGTTTCTCGCCGCCAATTCCTCGGTCGAAGATACCGACAACGGCCTGGTTTACCGCGTCATGGTGCGTGGAAACCTCCTGCACACAATTCCCTGATCGGGATAGCCTTAGTCCGGCCTTGGGCAAGTCGAGCCGCCCCGCTGTGAAGCGGCGCTTCCTTCAAATGGAGCCTTTTAGATGTCCACCAATGTGACCATTGGGCTGGGTTCGCAGTTCTGGCTTGCGAACGCCAGCGCCGTCCTGACCCAGCTCGATGAGCTTCTTTCGGTTACGCCGCCCAACCCGCAGATTGACGACGTTGAGGCCACGCACATGGCTTCGACTGCCCGCGAGTTTATCTCTGGCCTGGTCGATTATGGATCGGGCGATTTCGAGTTCAACTTCATCCCCGGCAACGCGACTGACGTTCTGATCCGCGCGGCGATTGCCGATCGGGTTGTGCGCGCGTTCAAGATCGTCCTGCCGATTTCCAGCGGCTCGAATCAGGAGATCACCGGCAACTGCGTCGTGAAGGGCTGGGTGC